CGCCACCTACACCAATAGCAGTACCATCAGTTACGAGGGAACCAGCTGTTGTGTCAAAGTTGTATTGAGTACCGATAGCTGCTGTTGTTACAGAGCCATTGCACTGGATTTCATAGATCAATGCTGGGTCTTGGAAGATCCAGAAAACGATCTGAGTAGAAGCATCTAAAGTTGTCTTTGTTGCGTACTTAGCTACTGAACGACGACCGTCAGAGTTTGTGTACTCAACGCCGTCAAAAGAGCCGTATACACGAGCGGTGGTTGAAGATCCTGCTGCTTGTGCTGCTACAGTTAATTGACCTGAAGCTGTCAACGCTACTGGTGTGTACTGGTAGAACGCAGTTTGCGAACCAGACAACGAGTAAGGCGCTGTGTATGTCGTACCAGCTACGAATGTGTTTGTACCAACAAATGGTACAGCACGATCGAGACCGCTAGGATGATACACAGGCTTCAGACCAAAGGGTTTAAATGTTGTAGACATTTATTTATTTCCTTTGTTATTTTTGAAGAATGTTATTGGAAACGAATGTTTTTATTATTCGCTCTTGTAGTATCTTTTTCCATTTCCAAAAGACCACCCTCAAGAACTGAACGACCGCCTTTATTACCTTGCGCTGTGTCGCGAACCTGCGCTGTAATATTACGTTGGTGTTCAAGCGGATCCTCCAAATGGAGCATGCGCATTACTTCTTGATAGATGTCCTCAGGTAACTTGAAGAGTACCATTTCGTTACAACTAACACAGCCTTCAAACTTGCCTGAGCTCATTTTGCCTAGTCCTTCAAAGCCCTTACCTAATTCTGAGGCTTTAACTGGCTCATAACCCAACGCCATACGTTTGTCGATACTGTCGTAAGTATTGGTTGTGGACAACCAACACAAGTGCATCCCCGGGATAATCCCTGCAGGAAGATCGGGCAACGCACTATTTGCCCACTTGTCTCTAAACGCATCAAGGCGTTCACGACGTGCAATGTCATCTGAGCCTACTGTTCCAGTACGCTCTTTCACCTCTTGGACTCGATCGGCTAAGCGATCATCTAAGTCACGTGGTGTACTATCTCTTTTAATTCTTGTATTTGCCATTTTTATTATCCTCTGTTGGAGCGGTCATACGATGCGTATGCCCGGATCATTTTGTTTCGTTTTTCAGTGTCATCCCATGCGCCAGCGTCTTTAATTGCCTGTACACGCTCACGGCTTAACGTGATAGTGCCGGCCTTTGTGCTGGTCTCTGCTACTCTACTAGACGCTGTTGGTCCTGCTGAGCGTTTAGTTTTTGTGCTGCCTTTTCCGGTGTAGCGGTGGGGCAAACGGGACTGCAAACGATTGTCTAACTCTTCCCAATACTCAGAATCACTAGGATCCCAACCATCGGCGGCGAGTTCTTGATCTACTACTTTGGCAATTCTACTATCTGTGTCTCGGGCCTGTGTGTCAAACCAAGAGTTCCGTTTTAACCATTTTTCTGCATTACGTTGTACTTCTGCAGATATTTCGTTTGGTACGTTTTGCTTGGGGGCTTTAGCCTGATCGAGTTGTTGTTTTTTGTACGCTTGAACCTGTTGTAAACGTTGCTTAGCATCAGTCAGTTGTTCCAGATATTCCATCTGTTCAGCTGCGTTATTGTTTTGCGCCGCTTGTAGCATCTTCATTTTGGCGTATTCGACACGGGTTGCCTCATCTTCAAGGGCCTTGTCAATCTGCGCAAATTGGTAAGATGATGCAGTATTTTCTACTGCAGCCAAGCGACGAGCAAGCTCTTCGTTTCTTTTTTCAAGCGCTGTAATCTTGTTTTTGGCTGAAATTTCACGTTGGCGCTTTAATTCTTTCTTTAGCCTACGTTCTTCTCGACGAGCCTCGCGAATATGTTCACGCTCTTCGTCTGTTTCACCCTCTCCACGGTCATCATTTTCTTGATCGTGGTCATCATCATCGTGATCTTCGTCGTCATTGTTGGCGGCTTCTACTTTACCGCCTTCTTTTAGCTCTTCCTCGTCGTCAAACCCTTCTGGGGCTTCTACACGGGCTAATACTGAGCCATCATTTTGTTCCTTAATGGGAACGTCTTTTTCATTATCTGCCATACTTTTCTTTCAAAAGTTAATCTACAAACGCTTTCATTTTCTGCGCATATTCAAAATTCTTAATGCGAGAAATGATTTCACGGGCCTGCAACGTAATAAAGACCACTGGTGATCCTTCGTCGTCAGGTTGAACAATAAAACGGTCGCCGCCGTACTTAATCGTGCGAACCAAGTCACCAACATTACACCAATTGCCTTCTGGCCATGGGGATAAGTCTTCTGGTGATTTGTATGCTAAAGGTCCAATTTGGATTACCTTAGCCACTGTCTCATTGAATCGTAACGTCTGTCTGGTTTCATCCACTAGGATGATTCCGCCTTTACTGGTTGACTTCTCGCGTCTTAGCTGCACTAAAACACGGTCTCCAGCTACCTCAATACCGGTGTCGATTGGGGGAAAACATTCTTCCTCTGATCGTGTATCCGGCTCTTCATTTCCTTTTAAATCAAACACTGTTCAGTGCTCCTTTAACCTCTACAGGTCTTCTTCGTCTTCCGTCAAAATTTCGTTGACAATGTCCAGGGTGGTTTTAAGACCCTCTATTTGGCCGATTAAAAACTGATAATCCTCAAACGTATGCACATTTGTCCCAGCGGTGACGGCTTCCGCCAGTTTTTCTTTTTGATCGCGTACGCGACCTATGATTTCACTAATAAAGTCCTTCATATAAATAATAATACAAAGGTAAAGGCGTATCCGCCCTAAATATTAATAGAAATTACCGCCGCCGATATCTTTTAGATTTTTATCTGGGCCAACTTTAGAAGAGCGTGCTGGTTTGCCTTTTACGGCGTTGTTTGCGCGCTTGGAGCCTGATGGTCCGTTTTCTACTTTTTGATCTGGACCGCCAGCGTAGCCGACATTACCGGTCATTTTGTAGGTTTTGCGGAAGCCTAATTCGCCGCCGTCTTGTGGGTTTTTTGCCATTTTATTGTCCTTGTGGGGGTGTTGGTGTTGGTTGTGCTGCTAATTGTTCTAATACTTGTTGGTGCTGCTGATCGTTTTGTTGTAGGGTTTGTGCGTGCTCTAAGCCCGATTGCTGGGCTTGTTGTTGCGCGCCAATGTTTTGTTGTACTTGTTGTGCTTGTTGTTCAAACGCGCGTTTTTCAATTTCTAGGCCATGCTGTTGTAATTCTTGCTGGGCCGCGTGTGATGCCTCCATTGCGGTCATGTTTTGCTCATGTGCCATTGCCTGCTGGTCTGCGTTCAATTGCGCCTTAGCTGAAATCATAGCTACGCGCTCGCGTGAGGCATTGTTAATGTCTGCCATTGCAATATTTGTTGCATTTTTGTTAGCATCCACGACAGTTTGTGTGTGGTACTTAGTCTGCAACTCAGCAACTTTTTGTTGCAACTCAGCCAACTTAATCTGATAGTTTTGTTGGTCTTGTTGCATGGTAAGCTGCATCTTAGCCTGAGACTCAGCGGCCTTACGCTCTGTCTCAGCCATTTGGGTTTTAAGGATAACCTGAGCGGTTGGGTCACTAGCTGCAATGTTCTGCTGCTGTGCCTGCTGCGCCTGGGCAACTTTCTGAGAAAGCGCCTGGATCTGCGGGATGTATTGACCAAGTGCCTGCTGAGCATCTTCACCAACCATTTGTGACGCTAAGGCCAGTGCCTGCTGTGCCTCAAGATCTAATGGTTTTTCTTGGTGTAAGTTTAATGTGTCTTTACCGTTTTGAGCCTGTGCCACGTACGCGCGCATGGACTGCAAGTAGTGTAATGTTAAGTGCTGCTTAATGTGCTCTAAAGCATGAGGAGTAAAAGCAGGCCCAATAACAGGATTGCCACCATAGGCTGGATTATTTGCATATTCTAGGTGAATTTTAATGTGTGATAAATGGTCCTGGTCTGGGTACGCAGCGGCTGCGCGGCCCATGGTCATGGAAACGTTTTCTAGTGCCGGGTTAGACTCTTTAGCGCCCATTGGATTTGGTAAAATCTCATCAATTGATGGAATCTTAAGCTGCTGCATTACGCGTCTGTAAATTGCGCGCAAGTCAAACATTCCAGGGGGCGCCGTGCTGGCCATTTGTAGCAAGGCCTGGTTCTGTGCTACGCGCTGTGTCTCAGAAAAAATGTTAGGATCTGATACTGGGCGTACGTCATTGTTTGACGCAAAGTCACGAACCTTAATTTCTTGGCCGGACTGATTGTCCATCTCTTCTAGGTACCAGTGGTTGATACGAGAGATAATTGCTAGTGACTTAGCCTGTGAGCGGTGTAGACGAGCATGGATTGAAGAAAATACCTTAGCGCCTTGTTCAATTAACGCCTGTGTTGTACCCACGGGCATATTGGAATTGGCTTCTGAAATTTTTTCTTCCGCCGTAGTAACCACGCCCTTTGCCGCGTCAGTTAACCAACCAAGCAAATTAAAGAGAACGCTTGATGGTGGGTTAAACGGCATCGGCATTGCAATCTTACGAACGTCGTCAACGCCAGGTGCTCCCTCAATCTCTACTACTTGTGTTGGTTCAATTCTATCTGACTGTCCACCAATGCGTCCACCCTTGAGCTTAAGCATTGTCTGGCTGTTGTTGATATGAGCAGCGTCAAGAAGAGCACGCAGGCTACCGGTAAGAGCAGCAGACAAGCCACCAATGAGATGAGGTAATCCAATAGCGTACGCTCCACGCCAAGGAATGAATTTAAACTCGACATACCAGTCGAGCTTCTCGAGCTTCTCATCGTTAGCCTCCCAGTTACGGTATAGTGCTAGTACCTTGCTTGTTGTCTCATCAATTGTGAGGATGTACGGTGCGCGGCGGCCTTCAGATTCTGGGTCTTCATCTAAACGTAAGAAACAGGTAATCTCATAAATACGACGCATGCCGTCAATATTTTTAGAAGGTTCTTCTTTACCTTCAATTTTATTGTTTGCTTTTTGTGATTGTGTTTGATCATTAAGCGGGGCATCTGATGTGTACATAGAGTCAATGTCGATGTACAAACCAGAGGTAACACGTTGTAAGAACGTATCCTCAGTAATGTCCTGAACTTCAGTTACGCGTTGTGCTGTGTAAAAGTTAGTTGATGCGTAAGGCAACAGAATGTTATCAATTGGCACCCATTCGCACGTCGGACGCTTTTGCTCTAAATCAAAACGCCATTTAAGGAACTGTGATCCACCCAATGGTAACTGGGTGAGGAGCTGTTCCATCTCGTCGCGGTACTCAGGGATTTGCTCTGATAGCTGCCAATTGATAAAGCCAACCTTACGATCAGCTGTCTCTTCTTTAATGCGGTCTGCTTCACCCTTAATGTTTGATCTAACAATACCGTCGGGTGGCAATAATTCTTTGGAGGATGACGCAGCGAAGTCAACGCATGCCTCAGCCATAACAGGGTGGACGACTTTGGAAGCTCCGTCAAACGTGGCTCCTCCGGGCGCGTCCTTGCCGAGTCCAGTGCGACGAAGACCTTCTTCGTACTGTTTATCTCGTTGCTTGCGTGACTCTTGGTCGACGTCAATTAAATCAAGGTACTC